ATTCGGTAAAGAGACACCTAAGTATATTACTATCATGTTAGATAATATGCCGAAGTTATACAACCTAGATAAAGTAAATTTATCGGAAAAAGTGTATGTAACAGAGGGTCCTATTGATGCAATGTTTATAGATAATTCTATTGCAATGGCAGGTGCAGACTTACCTGTAGAGTATAGAAAGTATGATGTAACATATGTGTTTGATAATGAACCTCGCAATCCTGAAATAATCAAGAGAATGAAAAAGGTAATAGAGCAAGGTGCATCAATATGTATCTGGCAGGACTCTATTGTTGAAAAAGATATTAATGATATGATAATTGCAGGTTATACACAAGGTGAGATTAAAGATATTATAAGTAACAACACTTATTCTAATCTCGGAGCAATGAACAAGTTAAATGAGTGGAAGAAATGCGTATAGATGTAATAGATAATTTTATAATGCCCGAAGAGGTAATAAAATACCAGAGAAAAGTAGCAGAGTTAACATGGAATGCATTTGAGAGAGATATCTATAAACAAAATAATGTCTTATCAGGAATGATTGCAGATTTAAATCCTGACTGGCGAGAAGAGTTTGATGATAAAATTCTAACAAAAGCACAAGAGTTAACGAATGTAGATTTATGGGTGGGTCGTGCATATTTAAATGCATGGAAGGCAAATGAAATTTGTTTACCTCATAGAGATTACAATCACACAACCTGTTTGATTTATATGAACATTGATGTGGGTATACAACATGCAGGTGAAACAATATTTTTTGATGATAACAATGATGCAGTAGGAGTAGTATCACCTAAACCTGGTCGTGCAGTATTCTTTGATGGATTCAAATTGCATAGAGCAGGATCGGTAAATAGTCTTTACATGAAAGATTATAGATTTACACTTGCTTATAAGTTACATCATGAAGATGATGATAAAAAAACAACAGAAATAGTAAATGATAAGAAAGAAACAGGTCAAGTATGAGAGATGGTGGATTAAAACATAGAGATTATACAGTTGAGGAATACCTAGCATCAAGTGAGGTAGAACCAGAGATTGTTGTATTAGATAATGTTATTACACAAACAGATGTTGATGAGTATCAAAATATTATAAATTTTAAAGAGCATGAAATAGAGGACTTAGCAGATAGATGTTTAGAGCAAATTACATCTAATCATCTTGAATTAAAACAATATGCAGGTCATCCTACTTTTGATGTCAAAGTTGTTCAATATAAACATGATGAGTATCCTGTTCCTTTGAATGGAACAGATGATGATATTGTTGTTATGTGTAACTTTACAAAAGGTTGGAAGCATCATTGGGGAGGTGAAGTTATTTTTTATGAGAATAGTGAACCTTCAGAGGTAGTTACAAGTTTTCCAGGTAGAGTAATTGTAGTAAGCAATGCCTGTGCATGGAAAATTACACAACCTAATATAAAGTCAGAACAAAATTTAGTATATCTAACATTTAAAGTCAAAAAGCAATAGAGGGAAAAATGAACAAAGAAGTAATTTCTGTAAAGAAGTCGGACGGCACATCGGAATCGTTAGACATAATGAAAATTCAAAAAATGACACAAGAGGCATGTAAAGACCTATCTGGTGTTTCGTCTTCACAAGTAGAGATGAATACAGGAATACAGTTCTTTGATGGTATTACTACTAGAGATATACAAAAGATTTTAGTTAAATCTGCTTCAGATTTAATTTCATTAGAAAATCCTAATTACGAATATGTTGCCGCAAGACTATTATTGTATGGATTGAGAAAGCAAGTATTCGGTCGTTTCGAATATCCTAGACTAAAAGATTTAGTTAAAGAGAATATCGAAAGAGGTGTTTACAATAAAGATTTAATAAATTATTATGATGATGCTGAATGGAATAAACTAGAAAAGTTTATTGACCATGATAGAGATTATTTGTTTACCTATGCAGGTCTTCAGCAAGTAGTTGACAAATATTTAATACAGGATAGAAGTTCAGGTGAGATATACGAAACACCTCAGTTTATGTATCTACTTGTAGCGGCAACTTTGTTCGCACAATATCCTAAAGAAAGTAGGTTATCTTATGTTAAAAAATATTACAATGCGATATCTAGATTTAAAATTAATATACCAACTCCTGTTCTCGCCGGTGTTCGTACTCCTATTCGTCAGTTTGCATCTTGCGTCTTGGTTGATGTGGACGATACTTTGGATAGTATTTTTAATTCTGATAGTGCTATTGGTTATTATGTCTCAATGCGTGCCGGCATCGGAATCAATTCAGGAAGGGTTAGAGGAATCAACTCAAAAATCAGAGGCGGTGAAGTTCAGCATACGGGTGTCATCCCTTTCCTTAAAAAGTTTGAGGCAACAGTTAGATGTTGTACTCAAAATGGTGTCAGAGGTGGTAGTGCAACCACTCACTTCCCTATATGGCACAAAGAAATAGAAGACATCATCGTACTAAAAAACAATAAAGGTAGTGAAGATAATAGAGTTAGAAAACTAGATTATTCTATTCAGTTGTCAAAACTATTCTATGAAAGATTTTTAAAGAACGAAGAGATTACATTGTTCTCTCCTCATGATGTACCTGGTCTTTATGATGCATTCGGTACAGATGAGTTTGATGAAATGTATGAAAAATATGAGAGAGCATACTCAATACCTAAGAAAAAAGTAAGTGCTAGAGATTTAATCTTAGAGTTACTAAAAGAACGAGCAGAAACAGGTCGTATATACATTATGAATATTGACCATGCAAATAGTCATAGTTCATTCAAAGATAAAGTATCTATGAGTAACTTGTGTCAAGAAATCACACTACCTACTAAACCTATTCAAAGTCTTAATGATATGAATGGTGAAATTGCTTTATGTATTCTATCAGCAATCAATGTAGGTATTCTAAAAGAACTAGATGACTTAGAAGAGTTATGTGATTTGTCTGTAAGAGCATTAGATGAGATTATAGATTATCAAGAGTATCCTGTAAAAGCGGCAGAGATATCTACAAAAGCAAGAAGAAGTTTAGGTGTAGGTTATATTGGACTTGCACACTATCTTGCAAAACATAAAGTTAAGTATAGCGATAAACAAGCACACAAACTTGTAGATGAATTATCAGAGGCATTTCAATACTATTTGTTAAAAGCATCTAATAATCTAGCAAAAGAAAAAGGTAAGTGTTCATACTTTGATAAGACTAAATATAGCGATGGAAAACTACCGATTGATACATACAAAAAAGATGTAGATGATATCGTAAAGAGAAAGTTAACTTATGATTGGAATACTTTACGCAAGGATATCAGAGAGCATGGGTTACGAAACTCAACACTCTCAGCACAAATGCCTAGCGAAAGTTCCTCTGTGGTCTCAGGTGAAACGAATGGTATTGAACCTCCGAGAGCATATCTCTCAGTTAAGAAAAGTAAGAAAGGAACACTTAAACAAATAGTTCCTCAATATACTACTCTTAAAAACAATTATACTTTGTTATGGGATATGCCAAGCAACGAAGGTTATATCAAGATAGTTGCAGTAATGCAGAAATATTTTGACCAAGGTATTTCAGGCAACTGGTCTTATAACCCACAAAACTTTGATAATAATGAAGTGCCTGTATCAGTTATGGCACAAGACTTGTTGACAACTTATAAGTATGGTTGGAAAACATCTTACTATCAAAATACAAATGATGGTAAAACAGATGATGAACCAGCACACCCAATAGGTTGGCATGATAATGTAAAAGAAGAAACAAAACAAGCAGACGAAGAAGTTTGCGATGCTTGTGCAATATAAAGGATAAAATATGGCATTCTTATGTAGTAATTTACCTCATGTTGATGTTTTCGTGAAGAAAGAATATTTGTACGATTTACAAAAAGGTCATGGTGAATTAGAACCAGGACTATGGATTTCAGTTAAATCTATACAAGGTAGAGCATTATACTTTGAAACTTATTTACCGAACTACGGTGCTTTGTATGATAAATTACCCATATCAGCATTCGTTTGGAAAGAAGATTACGGAGAAAGTTTGCCTTTATCAGAGTTACAGTTATGGGATTGTTTCAGTTATGATATATCTGTGATAGAAAAGAATTTCTTAGGTGGTAATATGTGTAAATATCTATCACCACAAAAGAAGTGGTATGGTGGACATTATTTGTTTACTATAGACAGTTGCAATGCAACAAATCAAGATTTGAATGTTGGGTTTAGTGAAACACCTAGTCAACACAAATCATTTAATATTATTAAGTTAGAGAATGGTCATTTTGCCGCTCAACCTAATAATAGAGTAATATTTTACGATAAGTCTTACACTCCTAGCAAGATGAAGATGCCTGATTTTAAAGTTTCTACGATAGAGTATGGTGTAGAAGGTGAGAACAAGTGGACCGCAGGTGATAGCGAAGACTTTTTTTATGATTTAAACGAAAGAGAGTAGAAAGAAATGGTAAGTGTATTTAATCAAAAGAAAGTTGACTTTACAAAACAAGCAATGTTTTTTGGTGAAGACCAAGGAATGCAAAGATATGATGAGTTCAAATATCCTATATTTGATAAACTAACTCAAAGACAATTAGGTTTCTTCTGGCGACCTGAAGAAGTATCTTTGCAAAAAGATAGAAACGATTATAACGAATTACAAGACGAACAAAAGCATATATTTACAAGTAATCTAAAATATCAGATACTTTTAGATAGTGTTCAAGGTAGAGGACCTGCATTAGCATTCTTACCTTTCTGTTCGATACCTGAATTAGAAGGTTGCATCGTAACATGGGACTTCATGGAAACTATTCATAGTCGTAGTTATACCTACATGATTAAGAATTTGTATCCTGATCCTAAAGAGATTTTTGATAAAGTTATTGATGATAAGAGAATAATGGAAAGAGCAGATAGTATTACAAAGTGCTATGATGACTTTATTAACTCTTCTCATGCATATAATGTAAACGGTACTGGTTCAATGAAAGAGTTAAAAAGAAAACTCTGGAGAGCATTGATTACTGTAAACATACTAGAGGGTATAAGATTTTATGTTTCATTTGCATGTACTTTTGCATTCGGTGAATTAAAACTCATGGAAGGTAGTGCAAAGATTATTTCA